CAGTACCAGGTAATCATGGTACTAAAAGAATTGCAAAGAACATAGCACCAACAGGTGAGATGGACAACTATGACATAGAAGTGTTTGAACAGATAGCAGAGATATTTGCAGACAAACCACAATACAAACACATAAAGTTTGTTATACCTGATGAACCACACTTATCACTTAATGTATGCGGTACAAACATGTCCTTTACTCATGGACATCTTGCAGGATATAGTGGCACAGTAGAAAACAAGCTGATGAACTGGTGGAAGAACCAAACATTCGGTGGCTTCCATGCAGGATCCAGTGACATTCTTGTCACAGGTCACTACCATCATCACCGTGAATTGCATGATGGACGCACCTGGATACAAGTACCTAGCTTAGATGAATCAACATGGTTTGAACAGCAAGCAGGTAAGAAAACTAAACAAGGTGTAATGACTATGGTTGTAGATAAAAACGGTCACAACAATAAAGAGATAGTATAATAAGATCAGTATAAGAGCAGCTTAATCATGTACTATGATTCAAGTAATTCTTATCTTTCATAAGCAAAGCGGACTCACAGGTCCGCTTTACTTTTAATTGGGAAGGAGTTGTCTTATGTTATGACACGTAAGATAACTATATCCACAGATTACTGCATGCTATAATAGTTGTCAAGTCAATTCATTGGTCAGAGGTTTCCTCCTTTACTCTGATCCTTGACACCAGGTCAGTTTACTTCGATCTGGTGTTTTTTACAAAAATCTTTACGATTGTATAAATTTGTTCTATACTTATATTGGGAGGTAGTAATGACTGCAATTAATACTACGTTTGACGATAACTTTATGTTGTCTGAATTAAAACAATCAGTTGGTGAAACTGGTAGAGGATTCGTTGTTATATACAAAAGCAATCCTAAATATATAGACAGCATTAGTGAGTTAAGAGATTGGTTACAAAAGAATGGTTTATATATACATTCTTTTGAAAACTATAACAATGTAATACACTACGTATTTGTACGTTCAGAACGTGGCGGCGACTAACACATGAACATATTTACAAGTCAAAAGGAGATGAAGAAGTGGGCGGTAGCTATGGCTAACGCATGCGGTGGACAAGAAGTGTCACAAACATCTATTAAACTAAATAAAACTAATCCAAAAAAAGTACAAGATTTAACGACAAAGTTTGTTACTGATTATAACGAGATGATGGAGACTGCTATGGCAATAGGAGAACAAGAATGAGCGCACCTGATCCTATGGACAGAGATGTAAAAGTTATGTTTACTGACAACAGTACACGTGATTACATAGTTACTGCAAGTAATGTTAAGGAAGCAGAAGAAGTTTTTGATTTAATATTTAATCACATGGAACAAAGTGTAAATGATTTACTTAAACAATATAGTGTTGGTAAAAAAACTAAAGTGTGGGTAGAATACCAATTAGATAGTCATAAATATATGACGGAGGAGGATAACGACTAATGGCGTGGCAAGATGAATACGATCAAGTAGAAGATAGACTTAAAAAGTTTTGGAAAGATAATCCTAACGGAAGAATTAGCACGAAAATTACACATGTAAGTGAAGATTTTAAGAACGCAATACATATATGCGAAGTATATAAAGATATTGCAGATGAATATCCTGTAGCAACAGGTATTGCGCAAGACCAACATGGTCCAGTTGGTGCAAACAAAACTTCCTGGATAGAAAATGGTGAGACATCAGCTATTGGTAGAGCATTAGCTAACTGGATTTATGCAGCAAAAAAGCGTCCATCAGTCACAGAAATGCAGAAGGTGGAGAACTTGTCGGACAGTCAAGTTACCAAGAGTAAAGCTGAAACTGGCAACAGCAACAGCTATACTCCTCCACCGTCTGTACAAGAAAAAATTAAAGACGCACCTAAGTTAGATGACAAAGATACGAAGGCAGCATTGGAAGAGATTGGTGTAGAGGTAACTGAAAAAGTTGTAGTCACTAACGGCACAATGGAACCAAGATGTTTAAGCTGCAATAGTGAACTATGGGATAACAGAATAGATAAAGCTAGCGGTAAGATTAAAGATACATATCCTGATTGGAAGTGTAAGAACAAAGAGTGCGACAATGGTAATCCACGTATATACTATATGGATTCATTTAACGCAGCTAAACAAGCACCAGAAGAATGGTTTATGCCTGCAATGCCAAAGGCAAAAGATATTGAAGAGATCAAAGAAAACGAAGCGCCGTTCTAAAAAAGATACCAGTTATAGAGGTAATCCTAACTGGGCAGGAGATGATTGATGATACATTTAAAAATAATTGTAGATAGTGGTGGTACATTCCAAGACGTAGAAATAGTTAGTAAACCTACACACATAGATTTAAAGATAGAAGAAGTTATACAAGATATGGAAGGAGAAGAAGAATGAAATGTATAGAGTGCGGTGAACCACCACAAACAACACTAAATTTTGATGGTAGATGTGTAGGTTGTATTGCATATATGATTGAGGATTGCGTATGACAATGAGAGATGACATATTGCAGCTACTTGATGATGACAAGTGGCATTGTGCAACAGAACTTATAGAGTTTGGTTGGTCAGCACGCAATAGAATATCAGAGATACGTGCAGATCATGGAGAAAAATATATTCTTAGTGCTAAATGTACTATGCACTCACACAAAGGTGGTGTAAGTATGTACAAACTAAATGATGAAAAGAAAAAACAACAGTTATTAAATAGACTAGATCAACAAATTCAGCTACAGTTGTAGTAATGAAAGAAGTATTACAGAGCAAAGGCGCACGTAACGTCTGGGATATGATGGACGAATGTAATGGATTTCTTGAAGCTATAACATATTGTATAGAAGAAGATGAATCAAAGAAAATAGATTTCTTTCCATACGATAGTGCTGCTGAATCTAATTTAGTAAAGTCAATACTTAAAATTGATCCTTCATTTCCAACAAAAGCAGGTCCACATTATGGTGGGGTTAGAGTCGGTATCGTAACGAACAAAGGAGTAGGCGAACTTGAAGTCGTGCATGATATGTACGATTACTTTAGTTATTCTTTTATATCACGTGGTACACAGATAGATTACGGACGACTACCACGTGCAGATATGATGGAGTATGTTAAAGCTATTGCAAAAGTTCTTAATAGTTCTAAAGCATTGAAAGGCAGAAAATTATTTAAGAAAGAAGATTAATGTCAAAACAAAAACAACAGGGTACTAAGCTAGAGACATTTGTAGCAAAGATGTTAAATGGATCTAGGATTGCGGAAGGTGGTAAGAACGACAAAGGTGATGTGTTATTTAATTGGAATGGAGAAAAGTTTTACATAGAGTGTAAAGCTAGGCAGTCTCTTAACGTCACACGTGAGTTAGCTAAGTCAATAAAGAAGTCAAAGTCGCAATTTACAGCACTGGTATGGAAGCGTTTAGTTAAAACAGACAAGTCCAGGAGACAACCTGATGGTGTACCTATTGTAGTTTGTTTGACATTGGATACTTTTGTAGAGATCGTAGAATCAAAAATAGGTAATGATTTTTTTGATGATCCATTTTGGAAACAGTTGCCGTGAGTCGTACTCAGGATATAGATAAAGCTGCACGTAAAACCGCACTGGCGCTGCAATCACTCATGGCGCAAGTAGATTTTAAGTACAACAGACATCAACAATGTATCGTATGTAAAGAAAAATTTGTACATCACATTGACGGATTACCCTGCGAAACAGATGACAACAGAAAACAAATAGTAAGACATAACCGTTGGAATAAGAATTTGACTAAATAGAATCCTTCAACTAACTTATATATTAGGAAGGAGTTATATGGATAAGATAAATATTCATGACGGAAAAATACAGGTTGATGTTCCTATTACCTTAGCAGATTTAAAGCTGCTTAAAAATATGACAACGTTAACAGGAAGCACACAACGATTAAGTAGATTGTACTTTGTTGTACAACAGGATACTTGGTATGCCTGGTCTAGTGATAGTTATATACTTGGTATTACAGAGTGGAGTCGTGCAGGTGTAGATTTAATCATGGCGCAATACAATAAATTAGATCGTCAACCTTTTGGAATGTATGCAGATAGATTGTATGCAAGTGTTGATGTAAAAGAATTTAACATTGACGTAGCTGACATAAACAAACACTACAAAGCAGACCAATTAGACGGATACATGTATCTACGATTTGAAGGACATGCAAAACATATTGAGCCACGTGTAATTACTGATGAAATAACTGGTGATAAATATCCTATGCCTGACGGCAAAGAAATAACAGTTGATTGGGTATCTATTGCTATCAATGACGTAGGAGTATTTACTATGTTAAATAAAACTGACGGCATTGGAGAATCAAGAGACGTGTTTAGAAATTTCTGGGCAGACGCACGAGGTGCGATTGGACCAGATAAACGCAGACCAATTACCCATATACAGTATTCACCAGTGCATTTAAAAAGGGTTATGACGTACTTAACCTTTAACAAAGATGACCGTTTTACATACATGTACAACTATGACGGCAATTTTGCTGACGCAGTTTTATTTCAAAAAACATGTCAAGGAACTGACAATGCAACAACTAAGCATGCCTGGATTATGCCGCAGCGCAGTGAATTGGAGGAAGAGTAATGGAAAAAGCTATAGAGATGTTTGACAAGATGATAAGTAATGGGGAATTAAACAGTGATAAGTTTTGGATTACTGAGTATGACAATAATGAATACGAGTTTCGCTTTACTTTATGTTTAGATGAAATGGAGGAGGAATAATGTTAAAGCTAGGTGAATTAATTATTCCAGGAGATGACATGGACGGCGCAACTCTATGTGACTGGTGCAACATGCACTTTAAAGGAGACGGAGAGTTAGAACGTTGTAATGATTGTTATGAGGAGACAAGATGATGGCGTATCACTTTAACGTATTTAGTCATCTCATGTTTGCAATATCAGGTGTATTACTAGGTTATTACTTCTGTAATGAATCCTGGAGAAGCAATAGACAATGGGAGTGGAAAAATATTACACAAGAATATAGATTAAAAGAACAGGAGATAGTAAGGTTAAAAGATATTAATGATACGTTAGTTGAACAGTTGAAGGAGTTGAAAAATGCCTGAAGGTAAAAAGAAAAAAACTGGACATAGCATAGTCGTGCAAGAAACATATAGAGTATTTGTTGAAGGTGCGAAAAATTTTGATGAAGCACATGAAATATGGAACGAAGCTGCGCTTGATGATGAGCGCTGCAAAGTCGTAAAATATTATGAAGATGATGTCTGGGACTGAGTTATGATTTTGTTTGAATACAAAGGCGTACAAGTCGAAGGCGAAAGTAATGATGAAGTCGAACTTATAACCGCCGAACTCAAAAAACAAATTGATCAATTACATTATCATCAAAGCGCCAAAAATATTTTATGGGAATACATAAGCGATAATGACAATGTAGAGATACAAAAACGATTAGAAAAAATATAGATTCTAAAGTAAGAGTAAAGAAAGAGCTGCAGCGCCGCCTCGTTGCAGTTTTTTCTTTTGTTGTTGATTAGTCCTGAAATTTAGGTATTATTAATTTAGAAGGAGGTTGTTATGACATGGGAGTACCCCAAGACATTAGAAAAATCAACTACTAAAGATATACATGTTGAACAAGTTCGGCATAACGCCATGCTTATATTGACATGTCAACACACAGGAGAGACGCAGCGCTATATGGGTTATGGAATCCAGGAAGCAAAACGTCAATTTAAAAATCATTTGAAGGGAATTGAATAATGGAAAAAATACTAATTGCTAACATCAAAATATTATTTAAGAATAAATGGGAATATTTTGAACTAGGCAGCAGTCAAGCAGATTTGATTGAAGCGCATGTAATTAAGGAAATAAAAAATACATTGAAGGGAATAAAATGATGGATACAAAGACAGATAATTTTATAGAAATATGTCCTGGTTGTTTAGCTTGTTATAATCAGGGGCGCTTGACGTTCTACTGGTTTCGTATAACCAAAGACACAACGCTTGAACAGATAGAGCAAGCGCTAGACATTGAGCATATACACACAAAAGCAAAAACTCCGTACGCATGCGGAGGGGACGAGGTACACATACAGGATAATGATTTCGGCGGCGGTGAGTACATGAGCAAGTGGGAATTATTCGGATATGTGCAGCTATTAGAATTAATTCCTAATTTTGACTATGTGAGAGCCTTTAAAAATATTTATCTTATGCAAGATGAATTTCAACAGTTAGGTTCAGGCATACAATACGAGCCAAGCAGCATGTTTAAAGAATTTGCTGAATCCGTCCAGGTGTTTGACGATGAAGGTTATGTTGAAAGTTATTTAGATGATGAATTTATAAATTTAAAATACATAGATGATTCAAATAATTTGTACAGCTTTATTGACTGGGAAGCAGCACGTAATCATTTAATGCAAGACTATGAAAAGACAGAAATTAATAGTAAGATATATTTATGGAGGAAGATATAAATGGGAAGAAACGAAGTATATAAGTTATTGTTAAATTTCGCTAAAGGAGTCAAAGCGGATACAACAATAGCTGAACAAGTAATGGGCATGGGCAGAGCTATAAAAATATTAGATACAAATATTAGAGCAGTAGTCAATGCCGAACAAAGAGCAAAATATAACAAACTATGTGACAAGATAGAGAAGGAGTACGTGCTATGGAGTTAGTAATAATTATATCCTTAGTAGCTGCTGCCTGGATAGTTTCAGGGTTAGCTGCTGATGGATACGCACTACGCAAACATAATAAAAAATACGGAACGCTTGGAGTTGATAACGGTATGGATTATGAATTGTATAAGCATATTAGAACAGTTATTGATTACTGCTACGATATTGAGAGAAAAGACTATATCGAAAGCTACGGTGAGGAATCTAATAATTATTTATGGTTAGATAGTGATTTAGATTTACATGTTGACCAAGAGGACAACAATCATATCTTTAAGAGCTTGCACTACCTGGAAAGCAGACTAGTACCTGCTGACCAGTACAAAATCAAGAGAAAAAGATATAACCGTAGAATGTACGGAGAACAAAATAATACTGGTTGAATGTAGCCCTTAACATATACGTACCAGTAGAGAGAGCGCCGCACCCCCTGCGGCGTTTTCTTTTATGTATCACGTGCGCGATAATTATTTAGATCACCGCAAAAAAAAACTTTAGATCTACGGTTTTTAATGTGCCTGGTAGCTTCTTTTAAGCTGCTAGTGCTTCAGTTGGACGGCGAACGCATGAGCGACACGTACACAACAACACGCCTACAAATTGCAGCACCGCACAGCACAACCTACGCATATAGTTATACCGCAATGTATAACCCCCATAGTTTAATCTGGCGGCGGAGAAAATATATATGAATACGTCAATGTTTACCTGGCAATTTGTGGAGGTGGTAGGAATCGAACCTACGTTGGTTAGATGAGTAGTTGGATAAGCATATAACCCTGACCAGATCACCCCCTGTCTACAGTATACTATATATAGTGTAGTCTAAACATACTATATGTAGTGGTACTATATATTGTATTGTTTATATGTCGAGTTCTAGTAGTGGACGGTGCTAACCCTGTGTCACTCCCAACCCAAACCAGTTTATTAAGTGTAGTAACAGTAAATGCGCTCTCTCTCTAATAAATAAAATGTGAGGAATGTGGCTCAACCCACGACTAAGGCGGTCCTGCTATGCCAACCCTGTTAACGGCTCTTGATCTTGTAGTGTTTGTATAGGCAGGAACACTACAATGCTTATCCCAGTATGCTACACTATAGCATAGAGATATGTCAAATAATGAAAAAATCACCATCTGTGTAGCAGACAACTGTTTAGTCCCCTTACCAGAAGGTCGTAAAAAATACTGTAGTGATAGATGTTCTAAAAGAACAAGACAACGTGCATGGCGTGCAAGTAAACCAACTAAGGAATACCACGTAGACAAAGGCGTTGATGAGAATGTACAGAAGCGTAGAGGAGACTACTACGCCATTATGAAGAAAAAAAATTTTTTTAACGACATTTTAGAAGGCAAAAAAACAAAGAAGGAAGTAGCAAACATACTAAGCTGTAGTCCATCTACAATATCACGTGCAGTAGCAGCATATCTAGAAGATGTAGAAAAAGAAGCAGCATTAGAACGGCGTGGGGATCCCTTCGAGCTGCAAGCTGACGTAGATTCTTTTGTAGAGTTTCGTGATCAATACTTCTTAACAGAGCAAGGTAAAAATTATGAGACACCAGACTTTCAAAAGAAATGGATTGGTGCTATCTTAGATAGTATAAAGCACGGTAAAAGACTAATGATCTTGTCACCACCTAGACATGGTAAGACAGATTTGTTAACACACTTTTGCGTATACATGATTTGTAAAAATCCAAACATACGTATCATGTGGTGCGGTGGTAACGAAGATATTGCACGTAACTCTGTAGGTGCGGTGCTAGATCACTTGGAGAATAATGAAGGACTCATACAAGATTACGGAGACTGGGACGGATTTAGACCTTCTAATAGAGGCGGAAAGAGTTGGTCGTCCAGTCAATTTACTGTTGCAACTAGAACAGTC